CTGATGATAAGGAGACTATGCGTAGTGCAAAAGTATCAGCACTCATGGCTGCGGTAAAACGCTACCATGTAATCCCTACTGCAGAAGAATTAGTGGATAGAAAACTTAAAAACTTTGATTCCGCTAAGACTATCTTAAACCGAGGGCTAGGTAATACTAACAAGCGCAATGAGTTCACTGCGGAGGAAGTGCAAGTACTTTTAGCTAACTTACTAGGTAGAAACACTGATGGTAATTTCTTAGGAACACTACAAAATAAATGTATAGAAACGCTTGACAAATACGAAGAAGCCGATAGACTGACGCAGTTGAAAGTTGATGAAGCTAACCGCTTGTTCACTAACCCATTCTATGTAGTGGGCGTTGATGAGTTTGATGACTTCATTATTGGTGCGTACAAAGCAACAGACAAAACACAAGAGGACTATGAAGCCGTTATACCGCTTATGCGTTACCGCACTTACCAAGAAGTGCCTGACCTTATCCCTATCATGACTATGATAAAACTAGCGTATGAAAACATGGGTGAATCAATCAAAGGTGGTTGCTTACCGCTTATTGATAAGTACAACGAGTCGCTTGATACGGTGTTCTTTTATGACAGGGGCGTTGACAGATACAACCAAACTTTTATGGTAACCCCATGCCCCATCTGATTGGACATCTAAGCCCAGTCGTTCACCCAAAGAAGTGGGACTTAATACGTGTGCCTTGTCGCAAGATAACTGGCATCTATATAGTGTACGTGGCTGATGGGTTCCATCGTATGTACACCGAAGAAACTTTGCCTGATGAGTTGAAGGCAAAGTTCGCAATGATTCTTGCTTGCGGGAATCAGACTATGTTAGTAGAGCCTGAGAGCAGACTACAGAAGATGACGGTCTACGTTAATACACAATCACCCGAACTTGATGAGATTGGGTGGCGCGTATCGGAAACATATTTCTGCCTAGTCTTGGACAGGCTAACTTTGAGTTCACTGAAGGGTGGGACGCTAAATGAAGATGAAGCAAGCATTCAGCTTTGAGAAAGATTTTGTTGTTAGGGGATGGATAGACGATGAAGAACTTGAAGGAGGTTCACCCCCTAACCCCGCACACTTTTGGCGAACAAGAATGATGTGGGTACGCATTGAAGACATGGACTTTGAACACCTTGAGAACACAGTTAATCTCTTCAGTAAAGAAGGTACGAAGATTGACCCCTCAAGGCAGGATGCGTTCGATAACGTAATGCTTACTTACCTCAGAAAGAAATTAGCAATGGATGAAATGATCGAAAGGACACAACATGACATACTCTAAAGAACAGCTTGACGACATGATTGAAGAAGAAACTCCTACCATATTTGAACGGCTGTGGGATGGCTTTATTGATTTAATGACCTTAGTGGGCATGGTAGCAACCGTCTGCTTTGTTGCAGGATACATCATTGTCAAGCAGCCATCGAGTGTGGTGCAGTGCGAACCCACTAAGACAGTCTTAACCAAGAGCATATTCAAATGAACAACACACCAGCATTTCCACTCCCTAACATGAACACAGGCATGACCCTGCGTGATTACTTTGCAGCCAAGGCTATGCAAGCTATTGTTTCCGTGCCAGAGGTTGATATGAGTCATGAAGAATATGCGGCTTGGGCTTACCGACAAGCAGACGCAATGATGAAAGCGGGGGAAGCATGAACCACTTAAAGAATGTATGGCAATGGCTCACGAACCACTGGGTCATGCCGACCCCTGCCGAACTCATTGCAGAGGAACTGATACAAGCGCAGCGCACCAAGCTACGCCACCAGTCGAGCATGGAGTACCACACCGCCATCGTTGCCTACAACGTGGCACGGATTAAACGCTTGGAAGGATTGACCGCAAAGCAGGAGGTGGTGGAATGAAAGAAGCATTGAAACTTGCGCTTGAGGCGTTGGAAGGTTTATACATATCATCGTTCACGATGCCTAACAGCCCAATTAGCATAGCCATTACCGCCATCAAAGCAGCCTTGGCACAGCAAGAGCCTTGGTGCATGAAGATGAACGGCTGCAAAACCAAGTGTGCAGATTGCCCCGATGAGCCAGCACAAGAGCCCATAACTGTTCTTACAAGTGCGGGATACATCGCAGATGAAGACGATGACATCCAAGTCTACCAACGCCCTTGGGTAGGGCTGACGTTTGCCGAAATATGCGATGCCGAAGTGGTTGCAACGGATGAATTTAATAATTTCTCAGAACTGAAATTCGCCCGAGCCATCGAAGCCAAACTTAAAGAGAAGAACGCATGAGCGTATCTAAGCACCCACTGATACGTAGGTTGCTACACCAGTACCACGATGGACTTACCTCTATTGAGATATCTGAGCGACTCGAACTGAAACCTGACACTGTGCGTAATGCCTTGAAGGATATGCCTGATACATACATTGATAGGTGGACTCCAGTATCCAATGAGCCGCCCCATGCAGTGTGGTGCGCGGTCGTACCGCCCGAAGATTGCCCTAGACCAAAAAAGAAAGTAAAGAAAGGAATGCCATGACGCCCGAGGGAAAAGTTAAAGAGGCTATTAAGAAGATTCTTAAAGCAAACGATGTCTACTTCACCATGCCTATTGGCACAGGTTTTGGGAGCGCAGGTGTACCTGACTTTGTTATCTGCCATAAGGGAGTATTCATTGGTGTGGAGGCTAAGTCAGGCACAAACAAGCCTACCGCGCTACAACTCGAACACATAGACAGGATTCGTAAGCGAGGGGGTCACGCACTCGTGGTTAATGAAGATAACTACGGTGAACTAAACGAACTATTGAGGGGACTTGAATGACTGATGAACAAGACCAAAGTAATTTGCGTGACCTACACGCAGGATTTGCCATGATTGGGTTGATTATGCGAGGTGAGAACCCCATATCAATTCCAACCATGTCTTACGAACTTGCAGACTTAATGCAAGACGCACGAGTTCAGCATGGTGCTGGAATCGTATCAGTGAAACGCCAAACCAAAAAGGAGAAGGCAAATGAGTAAAGAGAGTAACTTAACACGTGTGAAAAAGGCTTTGATTAAATCGCCAAACATCACAGCGGACGTAATCGCCAGTCAAGTTGGTGTGTCTAAGGTGTACGCATATAACCTATTGTCAAACGCACGTAAAAAGTTGGGTATGAATAAGCAACGTGATGGGACATGGAAGTTCAAAATACGTATGCAGGGTAGCCGCCCCGAAAGTTTTGAGACCATATCTGTAACTACTAGCGGACAACCAATCTTAGCTGGCGGCCCGACAGAGGCAGAACTAAACGCTACCGACAACATCAACCCTGCCCACTACAAGGTAGGTGGGATTGAGACTATTGACTTCATTGAAGCCAAGCTGACAGCAGAAGAGTACCGTGGCTACCTACGTGGAAACGTGCTTAAATATACGTCACGCGCCGACCATAAAGGCGACCGCTTAGAGAACCTCAAGAAAGCGCAGTGGTATCTCAACCGCGAGATTGAAAAGTCGGGTAAGTAAAACTTCAAGATAGCGTTCCATTGCCACGTGGGACGCTATCTTGATACCAGTTCTTTAATTTTTGGAGATTAGGCAATGCAAATAGGAACAGAAATTTTGATTGAGCGCATGAACACTCACCCCGAAGAGTTTGAGAATGGTGTGCTTTCCAAATGGGCAAGAATAATGGAATTGACCGAGTGTTTACCTAACGAAGACAAGGCGGCTATTAAAGAAGCCCGCGACAAAGCAAAGATGGATTACTTCAATGGAGAAGTTCTTGCAACACTAGCGGGTGAACGCGAAGTGTTAGGGATGGCAGAGGGTACTAATACTGGTAGGCTTACAGGCAATAGACCTAGCACGGGATGGTTAGACGAACATCCGCAGAACAAAGCGGAGTATGCCGCGCAACAACAAATGGCGATGAGTGACAGGGCGAGGAACGCCATGCAAAACCCCTATCCAAGCGGCGGCTTAATAGGCAGTGGCGGCAAAGGCATTTGGAGTGCATTGTTTTGAATCTAATCACACTCGATTTTGAGTCGTACTACGACGGGAAGAAACGGCTTGGCTTTAAGACGCAGACAACGGAAGAGTACGTTCGGGACTCGCGTTTTGAAGTCATAGGCGTTGGCGTAAAGGTCAATGACGGCGCAGAGACGTGGTTCTCGGGTTCCGCTAAGGAAATCTCTGACCACCTTAACTCCTATGACTGGCCGGTCTCAGCATTGCTCTGTCATAACACGCTGTTCGATGGATGTATTCTTAGCTGGCGGTTCGGTATCAAACCCGCGTACCTGCTTGACACCTTGAGCATGGCTAGGGCAATACACGGCGTCGAGGCTGGCGGTTCGCTTGCCAAGTTAGCCGAGCGTTACAACCTTGGTAAGAAGGGCGATGAAGTAGTTGCCGCTGAAGGCAAACGCCTAAAAGATTTTGCCCCTGATGAGTTGGCGAAGTACGGCGAGTACTGCAAGAATGACGTAGACCTTACCTTTAGGTTGTTCCAAGAATTGTCGAGCGAGTTCCCACAGGACGAACTTGACCTGATTGACATGACCCTGCGGATGTTTACCGAGCCAGTCTTTGAGGTTGACGATGCGCTGTTGATCGACCGACTAGAGGAAGTGCAACAGGAGAAGCAAGGCGTACTGCGTGGCTTGATGGGGCGGATGGAGTGCGACACCGAGGAAGCAGTGCGTAAGAAACTCGCTAGTAACAAGCAGTTCGCTGCAGTGCTGGAGGAGAACGGCGTCAAATGCCCAATGAAA